GCAGAAATAGAAATATTAAAAAAGAAATAATTATCTTTGTAAAAAATTAAACTATGGCTATATTATATAAATGGACAATCAATCAATTAAACGCAAAGATTGAGTCTGACGGACAAGATAATGTAGTTTATAATATTCATTATTCCTACACAGGAATAGATGAAGAAGATATGCAATATCAAAACACAATAATAGGAACTTACAGTGTAACTTATGTTCCAGGCACACCATTTATTCCTTGGGCAGATGATCAAGCCTTTGAGAATGTGGTTATAGAATGGTTAATAAATGGGTTAGATGTGGCTTCAATGAGAGATAGTATTGCAGCTAATATTGCTTTACAGAAAAATCCAGTAGACGAAGACTTATATTTTACATTTAATAATCCTACTCCTCCACCGCCTGAAGAATCATAATTATTTACTATATTTACATAATAAAATTAATCTATAAAATAAATTAAAATGAGTCAAATTAAATTATCAGAAGAAGAACTAAAAAGAATTCAAGATTTAAACCAAGATTTCACTAAAGCTAAGTTAGAAATTGCTGACAATGTTTTAAGACAACAAGCTGCTTTGAAGCAATTAGAAGATCTTAGAATTACTTTTGGAGTTGAAGAAAAAAAATTAGCTGAAACCTACGGAAAAGATGCTATCATTGATTTAGCAACAGGAAATGTTACTAAAAAAGATGCTGACATAGAAGAGGCAGAAGTAGTTAAATAAAAAATATGTCTAGAATAAGTAACACTGCAGCATACGCTAATATCAATCCTGTTTTATCAGATTATTTTGTATTGACAGATTTAGACAATAATCTTGCAACTAAAAGTTGTACTTTACAATCTCTTCAAACACTATTCGGATTAAGCGACACAAACATTAAAGTTAGTGTGCCTGCTGTAAACTTACACGCCTTAACTACTACACCTTATCAATTAATTGCAGCACCGCAAACTGGATATGTTTTGCATATAAAAAGTATTGTGTGTTTTTTAGCTGCGGGAACTACACCTTTTAATTTTCCAGCAACAGCTGTAATACCAAAAATAGGTACTTTAGAATTTAATACAATTCCACAGGAAACCTTAAACTCTACTGGGTCAGTTACACCAACGAATACAGTTTTTAATATAGGAGAAAAAACAGGGGCAATTATACCAGCTGCAACAGCATTAATGCTTACTGGCCCGAATACAAGTTCAACAGATGGTAATGGTATATTATATTTTAACATTACTTATCAGACACTTAAATTAGCGTCTACATTTTAATTAAATGGATATTAGAAAGATTTCAATAGGAGCAGACTATAAGTCTGGAGCCATGCATTACCTAGTAGGTCAAGATGTTCTTGGTGGTTCTTATGGGATACATTTAATTCAACATGATCCCTTATCAGAATCTTATAAAGTTTGGATTATTAAAAACGGTGAAATAGTCTTATGGAAAGAGTTTAAAACTACTCTTCCAATATCATTAGAGTATAATATAAACTTTTAATGCAGTCCCCATTTTCTTTTATTGTTCGTCCTGTCAAAGGAAGGAGATATGATAATATAAAAGAGATAGGTGGCATAGATTTTATAACTAGCTCTTCAAAAGAAGATCACACAGTCTCTAATCGTTTTGGAGAAGTTATATCTTTACCTATTAATTATACCGGAGACGTTAAAATAGGAGATATATTGCTTGTTCATCATAATGTTTTTAAGTTTTATTATGACATGTATGGAAAAGAGAAAAGCGGCAAAAGTTATTTTAGGGAAGACATGTTCTTGGTTGATGAGGATCAGTTTTTTTTATATTTTCAACACGGTAAATGGACAGCTTATTCTAAATATTGTTTTATTAAACCTGTTAAAGCTAAAGAATCTTTTCTTGGAAAAACTGGGAAAGAAGAACCGTTAATAGGAACCGTTAAATATATTAATAAAGAGCTTATAGCGTTAGGAGTAAAAGAAGGAGACGAGATATCTTACGTTCCTGATAGTGATTATGAGTTTAAGATTAATGAAGAAAAATTATATAGAATGTATACCTCTAATATTACTATGATATTATAATGGATATAAAAGAAATAAAAGAACAAATAATTAAGGCAGGTGAAAAAGCTGTTATACAATTAATTAAAGTAGCTAAAGAAGATATAATTAAATATGATGCAGAAGATGCGTTAGCGGCTGATAGGTTAAAAAATGCAGCAGCTACTAAAAAGCTTGCTATTTTTGATGCGTTTGAGATATTGAAAAGAATTGAAGAAGAAAAAGAATTGTTGGAAGGTGATGGTATAGTTAAAAATAACACCCCTAAAGGATTTGCAGAATCAAGATCAAAATAAATTATGTTTCCCACTATATAATATAGTGCCTAAAAATGTTCTTTCCACAAAGAACAAAGCCAGAACATGGCAGTATGGATACAATGAAAAATATGATTTTGTAGTTATTTCAAAATCAGGACAGATAGAAGATGTTATAAATATAAACGGTTTAAACATTGCGCTTCCAAAACCCCCCACAAAATTTTACAAAAGGTCTGATAAAAGAGAAAATCAGTATTGGGAAACTCATGAGCTTCCTAAAGAATTAAAAAGAATACAATCTATATTTCATTGGCATGATACTCCTCCAAAATTTAAAAATCAATGGGTGGATTATATTGAGAATGAATTTGATAAAAGAGAAGAAGGTTTTTGGTTTCTAAATAATGGTATTCCTACTTATATTACAGGAACGCATTATATGTATTTACAATGGACAAAAATTGATATAGGTCATCCAGATTTTAGAGAAGCCAATAGGTTGTTTTATATTTTTTGGGAAGCATGTAAGGCTGACAAAAGAAGTTTTGGAATGTGTTATTTAAAAATAAGACGTTCAGGGTTTTCATTTATGAGCTCCTGCGAGGGCGTGAACACAGCGACAATCACAAAAGATTCCAGGGTTGGTATTTTATCAAAAACAGGAGCGGATGCTAAAAAAATGTTTACCGACAAGATAGTTCCTATATCAAATAATTATCCGTTCTTTTTTAAACCTATACAAGATGGTATGGATAAGCCAAAGACTGAATTAGCTTATCGTGTTCCAGCCTCTAAGATTACTAAGAAGAATATGTATGTTCTAGATGATCAAGAGCTTGAAGGATTAGACACGACTATTGACTGGAAGAATACATCAGATAACAGTTATGATGGTGAAAAATTACAATTACTTGTACATGATGAGAGTGGAAAATGGGAACGTCCTGAAAACATATTAAATAACTGGAGGGTTACAAAAACTTGTTTGCGTTTAGGTAGTAGGATAATAGGTAAATGTATGATGGGATCTACATCCAATGCTTTGGATAAAGGAGGAAGGAATTTTAAAGACTTATTTGAGTCTTCAAATTGTTTAAAAAGAAATCAAAACGGACAAACTAAAAGCGGATTATATAATTTATTCATTCCTATGGAGTGGAACATGGAGGGGTTTATAGACGTGTACGGCATGCCGGTTTTCAATAATCCTACAAAAAAAATAGTAGGAATAGACGAAGAGATTATAAAGCAAGGAGCTTTGGATTACTGGCAAAATGAAGTAGATTCATTAGCTTCAGATCCTGACGCATTAAATGAATTCTATAGGCAGTTCCCTAGAACTGAGTCGCATGCGTTTAGGGATGAAAGCAAGCAGTCTTTATTTAATTTAACTAAAATATATCAACAAATAGATTATAACGATTCTTTAAATATACATCACCATGTAACTCAAGGAGGTTTCCATTGGAAGGATGGAGTGAAGGATAGTAAGGTGATATGGACTCCAAATAAAAGAGGAAGATTTTTTGTAACTTACATACCTAAAGCCGAGTTACAAAACAATGTTGTAATTAAGAATGGTAAAAAATATCCAGGCAATGAACATATAGGTTCTTTTGGATGTGATTCTTATGATATATCAGGAGTTGTAGTAGGTAAAGGTTCTAATGGATCTCTGCATGGCTTGACTAAGTTCAACATGGATGATGCTCCTAGTAATGAGTTTTTTTTAGAATACATTGCTAGACCTCAGACTGCTGAAATATTTTTTGAAGAAGTATTAATGGCTTGTATTTTTTATGGCATGCCAATATTATGTGAGAATAATAAACCTCGTTTATTGTATCATTTTAAAAATAGAGGATATAGAGGGTTTAGTTTAAACAGGCCAGACAAGACATATAATAAATTGTCTAAAACAGAAAGAGAGTTAGGAGGAATTCCTAACAGTTCAGAAGATGTAAAACAATCACACGCCTCTGCAATTGAGTCGTATATTGAAAAACATGTAGGATTAGATATGGAAGGTACGTATAGGGATAAAGACGATATGGGAAGTATGTATTTACAAAAAACATTAGAAGACTGGGCAAAATTTGACATTAATAACAGGACAAAGTTTGATGCGTCTATTAGTTCAGGATTATCAATTATGGCAAACCAAAAACACCTGTACACTCCAACTCAAAAACAATCAAAAATAAGCATTAACTTTGCAAGATATAATAACAAGAACTCAGTAAGTCAATTACTTAATAGATGAATAAAGTAAATATAGATATCCAGGCTGCTGCATTCCCAGATCAATTTGTTTCTGACTCAACAAAAGATAGTTTAGAGTATGGATTACAAATAGGTCAAGCGATCCAATACGAATGGTTTAGAAGAGACAGTGGCTCTTGTAGATTTTATAATCAATGGGAAGAATTCATGCGTTTAAGATTATACGCAAGAGGCGAGCAATCAGTAGCAAAATACAAAAACGAATTAGCAATAGATGGCGATTTAAGTTATCTAAATTTAGATTGGACTCCAATACCTATCATCCCTAAGTTTGTGGATATTGTTGTAAACGGCATGTCTGACAGACTTTTTAAAGTTAAGGCATATGCTGAAGACGCTATGTCGGCAGAGAAAAGAAATGAATTTCAAAACATGGTAGAGGTAGATGTTGTTGCTAAACCTGTTTTAGAACAAATAGAAGCTGATTTTGGAATAAACATGTTTTCTGCTAATCCTAACGATCTTCCAGAAGATGACGATGAAATGGAATTGTTTATGCAAATGAAATATAAGCCTGCCATAGAAATTGCTCAAGAAGTGGCTATTAATACATTGTTTTCAGAAAATCACTATAATGACACTAGAAGTAGGGTAGATTATGATTTAACTACTATTGGTATTGGTATAACAAAGCACGAATTTTTATCTGGAGCAGGAGTTAAAGTTGAGTATGTAGACCCTGCTAATGTTGTTTATAGCTATACAGAAGATCCGTATTTCAAAGATTGTTTTTATTGGGGAGAGATTAAAACAGTTCCTATGACGGAACTTATTAAGATTGATCCAGACTTGACAAATGATGATTTAAACGAGATTGCTAAATACAGTCAATCTTGGTATAATTATTTTAACACTTCTCAATTCTCAGAGAACAGTATGTTTTATAGAGATACTGCTACGTTAATGTATTTTAATTACAAGACTACACATTCTTTTGTTTATAAAAGAAAACAGTTAGCTGACGGAAGTTATAAGACAGTTGAGAAAGATGATCAATTCAATCCACCACAAGAGATGATGGAGGAAGGGAAGTTTGAAAAGATTACCAAAACAATAGACGTGTGGTATGAAGGGGTAATGGTGATGGGAACTAATATTATTTTAAAATGGAAATTGTCTGAAAATATGGTTAGACCAAAATCGGCTAATCAATTTGCAATGCCTAACTATATTGCTTCAGCTCCAAGACTTTATAAAGGATCATTAGAATCTTTAGTAAAAAGAATGATTCCTTTTGCTGATTTAATTCAGATGACTCATTTAAAAATACAACAAGTGGTATCAAGAGTAGTGCCAGACGGTGTATTTATAGATGCTGATGGTTTAAATGAAGTAGACTTAGGAACAGGAAATGCTTATAATCCGGAAGATGCCTTAAGATTGTATTTTCAAACAGGTAGTGTTGTAGGGCGTAGCTTTACACAAGATGGAGAATTTAATAATGCAAAAGTTCCTATAACTCAATTAACTTCTAATAGTGGTGCTAGTAAAATGCAAATGTTAATTGCAAACTACAATCATTATTTAGATATGATTAGGCAAGTAACAGGATTAAATGAAGCTAGAGATGGATCAATGCCTGATCCTAACTCTTTAGTTGGAGTTCAAAAATTAGCAGCTTTAAATTCAAACACGGCTACAAGACATATTCTTCAAGGAAGTTTATATATAACTAGAACTATTGCAGAATGTTTATCTATTAGAACGGCTGATATCTTAGAGTATTCAGATTTTAAAGATGAGTTTGCTATGCAAATAGGAAAATACAACACAAGAATTTTAGAAGAAATTAAAGATTTGTATTTATTTGATTTTGGAATATTTATAGAAATGGCTCCAGATGAAGAAGAGAAAGCTATGCTTGAGCAAAACATTCAGATGGCTTTATCTAAAGAAAACATAAACTTGGAAGACGCTATAGATATTAGAGAGATAAATAATATTAAAATGGCTAATCAACTTCTTAAATTAAAGCGTAGGAAAAAACAAGAAGCCGAACAAGCGCAACAAATGCAAGCGCAACAAATGCAAGCGCAAATGCAAATGCAAGCGCAAGAAATGCAAGCGCAAATGGATTCTCAAAAAATACAAATGGAATCTCAGGCTAAAATTCAATATAGACAAGCGGATGTAGCATTTGAAATAGAGAAACTTAGAAATGAAGCTGAATTAAAGAAACAATTAATGCAAACTGAATTTGAATTTCAGATGCAATTAAAAGGTTTAGAGCAATCTAATTTAAGCCAAAGAGAACAAGATAGAGAAAAAGCTAAAGACAGTAGGGTGAGTTTACAGTCTACTGAGCAATCAAAGTTAATAGAGCAAAGAAAAAATAACTTACCT